TCACAGTCGCGCTCGAATAGCAGGACGTCATCTTTCCAAACCTGAACCGTGTAATTGATATAGAACATGGTGTTTCCCTTTCTGTTATGTGGATAAGAATATACGGGCGACATGTGTCGCCCGTCAAACATTAGTTTGCGTTTTCGTATGCCGTGCCGTTCCAGCGTTGCAGGTTAGCAGGATCAATCGCAGCGCTTGACGATCGTGCCGCCTCGCGCAAGGCGTCCGCGTCATCGCGGGCGCCGATCATGATCCATCCATAGCGGCCGCGATAGCGGTAAGAGTTGAGGCCGTGTGCGGCGCAAGGTTTGTCATGCGTATCCATGTGCATTGTCCTTTATGGCGTTGCGGCAAGGAAAAATGCCGTGAAGGCATAGATTGCGCCGCAGAAAAGCGCGACGTTGAACAGTTGCAGCGCCAGGAACGCGCAATCCTTGAGGAGTTGCATTGTCAGCCCTCCACCACTTCTGGTTCAGTTTCGTAATGGCTGGCCAACTCGTCATAATTGATCGCGCGGAGGTCGATCATGTCCTGAACGAAACCTGAGCCGGCGCCGCGCCCAATGATTTCTTCGACGTATGTTTCGACAGTGTCGCGGATATAGTCCGCCGTGATTTCCACGCCGTCTTCCAGTTCCATCTGAAACCCGTCGCCGAACCACAGGTTAACGAGCCACGTTTCGCGATTTGTCCAGCCGTTGCACATAGTGAAATGTCCTTTCGTGTTGAGTTGAGGTTAGGCTAGTGACTAGTGAACGGGCGCACGCGGCGCCCGTCTGCTAGGCATTAGGCTTCAATGAGACCGTGGAGCGCTTGCGCCAGGGTTGGCTCTATGCGGATGACTTCAGGGCGCCCCGTGTCAGGGCAGTTCGTTTCGGCATCCCACACAAACCATTGCACGGCATCAAAGCGCGTATGAACGGGCGCCACGGCATAGCGACTGCAATCGCCGAACATTTGCTTGCGCGCGGCAAGCTGGCCCTTGCGTGTCGGGTCATTGGTGTAGCTAGACTTGAACTTGATGGGCTTGGACATGTTCACCTCCGTTGTTGATGTGGATAACCCTACCAGCACGCCGCGTGCATGTCAAACATTATTTTGCAAAGAATTTGTTTGCAGCTTGCGCCGCGTCATGCTATGAGAGAGGACACAACAGGAAAGGAAACGACACATGTGGACGATCAAGCGCTTCAAGACGGCTCACGATCAAGCCAACTGGATTGGCGCCAACCAGCACCGCTTTCAGATTGTGCCGCTGTACGTCAATAATGGCTTTGCGGTGGAGTTTAAGAAGTTGCGCCGCGTCTATTGACACGCGCCGCGAAGTGTATTAACAACGCAGGCGTTGTTAACGAATTGCCCTGCGGCGCAAGCTGCGGGGCTTTTTGTTGGGTGCTCATCGGGGTTATGCGGGGTAACGACATGGGCGTGGCCGGGCGGTGCTAAAAGCTTTTAAATTCACCCTTATGGGTTAAATGGGTTATCATTATAGTACTATATAAGAAATGTAACTGTATTTATACGGTAGTATTATAGAAGTGTAAATGTACGGTTACTACTGGGGATTTATAGGGTGTGCCCAGATGACCCATATGACCCATAACCGCCCCTGCACACTGACCCTTGCGTACATCTACGTTTTCGTGTAGAAGTACGGTTGACCGCAAAAACGAGGTTCAAATGGCAACCAAAACCCATCTTTTACCGCCTACCGCCGTGCACACTGAAATGGCGCTGCGGCAATGGCTCATATCCGTGCCAACGGACCACTTGATGACGCGGCCGCAATTCCGGGCAATTGTTGCCAGGCTTGCGCCCATGTTGCCGGCTACGGTGGCGCTCGCATATCGCACGCCGAAAGGTTACCTGTACGTAACCGTGCAAGCGCACGGTATGCCGGCTCTCACCCTCACCTTGAACAATCGCGCCAAGTGGCGCTAAACCAGAAAGGTCCATGGCACATGAGCCACAACGCAAGGTAGCATATACAAAACTCCCGCTCCGCGAGTAGCAGACAACTCTCGGTTGATAGCTGTGTGCAGTGCAGCATTTTGTTGCGGGCGCGAAGGGCAGGGGGGGGACAGGGCCAGCGCGCGCTGCTGTTGCTGTGGCAAGGGATCACAAAAACTTTTTTATTTTTTAGCTAACCTCACAAACAAAAACTTTGCTCAACGCACAACAAACTTCTTAACGCTTGCAGCCAACAACAAAACGGTTTAGTTTACAGTCATGACCTTCCACTCTCTGCCATATGAGCCGCGCGCGCTGAAGGCGACGGAGGCGCGCCTGGAGGCAATCTACAACGCCGCCAAGGTCGGCCTGAAGGGTGACGCGCTGGCACTCGCCGCAGGGATGCTACCCATGGAATACCGGCAGCTTGTGCAGTTTGACCCCATCGCGGAGTATGCCGAGCAGAAGGGACGTGCGGACGGGGAGCGCGAAATGGCGACGACCCTCTACACGGCGGCGCAGGCGGGCGACACCAAGGCGGCGCTTGAGGTGCTGCGTCACGCCCACAACTGGGTGGCCAAGCAGGCCGTCGAGATCAACGTCGAGCAGCGCATCAGCATCACGGCAGCGCTGGAGGAGGCGCAGCGACGCGTTGGTCAGGTGCTGGACCTGACGGCAACGGAGATGGTTGAGGAGGCGCTGCCACGTGCAGACCACAGTCTATAGCCCCGAGGACGAGCAGCGGCTGATGGCGACCTTGTGGTCGCCGCAGTATAAGGACAATCCGCTGGCCTTTGTGATGCTGCTGTTCCCGTGGGGCAAGAAGGGCACGCCGCTGGAACACTTCGACGGGCCGCGGCGATGGCAGCGCGAGGTGCTGCTGGACCTGACAGCGCACATCAAGCAGAACCAGGGCAAGATCAACTTCGACACGTTCCGGCAGGCGGTCAGTTCAGGCCGCGGCATCGGCAAGTCGGCCCTCGTAAGCTGGCTGGTGATCTGGATGTTGACGACCCGGATTGGGTCAACGACCCTTGTGTCGGCCAACAGCGAGACGCAGTTGCGGTCCATCACATGGGCTGAAATTACCAAGTGGCTGGCACTGGCGATGAACAGCCACTGGTTTGAGATCAGCGCAACGCGCGTCACGCCTGCCAAGTGGCTGGCCGAACTGGTCGAACGCGACTTGCAGAAGGGCACGCGCTACTGGGGCGTCGAGGGCCGGCTGTGGTCGGAAGAGAACCCGGACGCCTACGCGGGCGTGCACAACTTCGACGGCGTGATGCTGATCTTCGACGAAGCCAGCGGTATCTCGGACAGCATCTGGCAGGTGGCGCAAGGCTTTTTCACCGAAAACACGCCGCACCGCTTCTGGATGGCGTTCTCCAACCCCCGCCGCAACACGGGCTATTTCTACGAATGTTTCAACGCAAAGCGCGACTTCTGGCGAAACAAGATCGTTGACGCCCGGTCGGTCGAAGGAACGGACAAGCAGATTTATGAGCAGATCATCCACGAGTACGGTCCTGACAGCGTTCAAGCCCATGTTGAGGTCTACGGTCAGTTCCCCAGCGCTGGCGATGACCAGTTTATATCGGTATCTGTCGTCGATGAGGCTATGTCCCGACCCCGCTTCGCCGATCCTTCCGCGCCCGTGGTCATTGGCGTGGACCCGGCACGCTTCGGCGCCGACGCTACGGTCATTGCTGTCCGGCAGGGCAGGGACATAATCTCGATCAAGCGGCACCGGGGCGATGACACCATGGAGGTCGTGGGGCACGTCATTGACGCGATTGAGACCTACAAGCCGGCGCTGGTGGTGATCGACGAAGGTGGGCTGGGGGCAGGCGTCGTGGACCGGCTGAAGGAGCAGCGGTACAAGGTCAAGGGAGTGAACTTTGGGAACAAGTCGGCAAAGCCTGTCATGTACGGTAACAAGCGGGCCGAGATGTGGGGGACGATGCGGGAATGGTTGAAGACCGCAAGCATCCCGAACGACCGCCTCCTCAAAACGGACCTGATTTCGCCGCTGATGAAGCCGGACAGCAAGGGCACGATTTTCCTCGAAAGCAAGAAGGATATGAAAGCCCGTGGTCTCGCAAGCCCCGACGCCGCGGACGCGATAGCCGTTACATTCGCGTTCCCCGTGGCCTCCAGAACCGAGCGCGTTGACAACCGCGTCAAACGTTCGTATGGTCAATCAAGTGTCCTCAACTCCTGGATGGGGTCGTAATGGCGCGCAAAAGCGTCTCTCTCGCGGTCGGACGGGGCGAAAAGCTGCCCGTCTCCAAAGGTGCTGGCCTGACGGCCAAGGGACGCGCCAAGTACAACCGCGCCACGGGGTCAAAGCTGAAGCCGCCGGCTCCGAACCCCAAGACCGAGGCTGACAAGGGCCGTAAGGCCAGCTTTTGTGCCCGTATGGGCGGTGTTGTAGCCAAATCGAAGAACGCAGAACGGGCGAAAGCCTCCATGAGACGGTGGAAGTGTTAAAAATGGCCTCAAAACCCGGACTTTACGCCAACATTCACGCCAAACGTGCCCGCATTGCCGCTGGATCGGGCGAAAAGATGCGTAAACCGGGCACAAAGGGTGCTCCGACCGCCGCTGCGTTTAAGAAATCGGCCAAAACGGCCCAGCGGTCGCTGTCTGGCTACGGCGGGCTGCCTGGTATGAAGCGCATCAAGAAGGGCAAGTAACATGCCGCTCGTAAAATCACCCTCAAAGAAGGCATTTCGGGCCAATATCAAGGCCGAAATCAAGACCGGAAAGCCCCAGAAACAGGCCGTTGCCATTGCGTATTCCGTGAAGCGCAAGGCGATGGGCAAGAAAGGCAAGTAAGATGGCCAAGAAAGCAATCAGTGGCGGCCGCGGCGTTCTCGGCATTCAATTTAGCGGCAAGACGCAGGCCCGCGTACCATCTGCAACGCGGTCTGGCGGTGCGATTGGCGCTAACCAGACGGTGCAGAAGGGCGTTCGCTACACCAACCAGCCGATGGTTGATAAAGGCCGCGTCGTAAAGACCATGAACCCCATGCGCAGCCGCCAGCAGGCCACGTCTTTGGTGGGTGGGCTTGGCATGCAGCCCTACATGAACCCAAAGCCCTCCATGCAGATGCGCACGGGCCTGACAACGACTACGGCCGAACGCACCAAGATGTACGGCGGCGGGCCGTCCAAGGCAGCCGGCAGCTTTGGTCAGGCGTTCGCCGCCGCCCGCAAGGCCGGTCAGCCGACTTTTTCGTTTGGCGGCAAGTCTTACACGACGGCCATGAAGGGCGAAAGCCGCCCGTCTGGTGCCAAGAAGACAACCGGCACCACACGTACCGCAACCGGCGGCGGTAAGGCGCCATCCAGCTTTGGCAAGGCATTTGCCTCGGCCCGCGCTGCTGGCAAGTCAACCTTCTCGTTTGGTGGCAAGTCTTACACGACAGCCATGAAGGGCGGCGGGGGTGGCGGTAAAGCATCACCCGCATCCGCACGCGCAAACAGTTCTAGTCGTTCTACCAAGACTTCGTCGCGCGGCGACGTGGGCGCTGGACGCAGGGGTGGTGGACGGTAAATGGCAGACGACACCGGCATTCTCGGCGCGGCTACGGTCGCCAACGGCGGTACGGACAGGTCCGACATGCTGGCGACCATGCGGTCGCGCTTCACCATGGCCATCTCGGCTTACGGCGAGAGCCGTGAGGACGAACTGGATGACCTGCGCTTCATGGCGGGTTCGCCGGACAACCAGTGGCAGTGGCCGGCTGACGTGCTGGCCACCCGCGGGTCGGTGCAGGGCCAGACCATCAACGCGCGACCCTGCCTGACCATCAACAAGCTGCCGCAGCACGTCCGTCAGGTCACGAACCAGCAGCGCCAGAACCGGCCTAGCGGCAAGGTGATCCCGGCTGACGACAATGCCGACGTCAAGGTGGCAGAAATCTTCGACGGCATCATCCGCCACATTGAGTACATGTCCGACGCCGACGTGGCCTATGATACCGCGTGTGACAACCAAGTCACGTATGGCGAAGGCTACATCCGCATTCTGACCGAATACGCCCGCGAGGACAGCTTCGACCAGGACTTGCGCATTGGCCGCGTGCGCAACTCGTTCAGCGTCTACATGGACCCCATGATCCAGGACCCGACCGGGGCCGACGCGCAGTGGTGCTTCATCACGGAGGACGTGCTGAAGGCCGACTATGAGCGCATGTTCCCGGACGCGGCGCCCGTGTCGTCGATCATGACGCGCGGCATTGGCGACCAGTCCTTGAGCATGTGGATCAGCGAGAACACGATCCGCATCGCAGAATACTTCTACATCGATCACAAGAAGGACACGCTGCACCTCTACCCCGGCAACGTCACGGCCTTCAAAAACACGCCGCAGGACAAGCAACTGGCGGCGATGTTTGGCAAGCCCATCCGCACCCGCCAGGTGGACCGTAAGCGCGTCATGTGGATGAAAACCAACGGCTACGAGGTGCTGGACGAGCGCGAGTGGCCGGGCACCTACATCCCCGTCGTTCGCGTCATCGGCAACGAGTTCGAGGTGGACGGCCGGCTCTACGTGTCGGGCCTTGTGCGCAACGCCAAGGACGCGCAGCGCATGTACAATTACTGGGTGAGCCAAGAGGCCGAAATGCTGGCTCTGGCGCCCAAGGCACCCTTCATTGGCTATGGCGGCCAGTTTGAAGGCTACGAGATGCAGTGGAAGACGGCCAATACGAACAACTGGCCGTACCTTGAGGTCAATCCAGACGTCACAGACGGGGCAGGCAACGTTCTGCCTCTTCCGCAGCGCGCCCAGCCGCCTATGGCTCAGACGGGCCTTATTCAGGCCAAGATGGGCGCCGCAGAGGACATCAAGGCCACCACGGGCCAGTACAACGCCAGCCTTGGGCAGCAGGGCAACGAGCGGTCTGGCCGCGCCATCCTCGCTCGCGTGCAGGAGGGCGACACCGGCACGTACCACTTCGTGGACAATCTGGGTCGGGCCATCCGCCACGTCACGCGGCAGCTTGTGGACTTGATCCCGAAGATTTACGACACCGAGCGCATCGCACGCATCATTGGCGTGGATGGCGAGGTCGGCATGGCGAAGATCAACCCCATGCAGCAAGAGCCGGTCAAGGAAATCCGTGACCAGATGGGCAACGTGATCGAAAAGATTTACAACCCGTCTGTCGGCACCTACGACGTCATCATCACGACCGGCCCAAGCTACCTGACCAAGCGCCAGGAGGCCGTCGAGGCCATGGCGAACATCCTCCAGACCAGCCCGCAGCTTTGGCAGGTGGCCGGCGACCTGTTCATCAAGAACATGGATTGGCCGGGGGCGCAGGAGATGGCGGCCCGCTTCAAGAAGATCATCGACCCGAAGGTGCTGGCGGAAGACGACAAGCCGCCGGAACTTCAAGCCGCTGAGCAGATGATCGAAGCCCTGACGCAGCAGTTGAACCAGACCATGGGCATGGTGGAGAACATCCAGAATTCCATGGACGCGCAGGAACTGAAGATCAAGGCGTATGACGCTGAAACCAAGCGCATCAGCGCCATGCAGGCGGCTATGACGCCCGAGCAGGTGCAGGACATCGTCATGGGCACGATTGCAGCCGCGGTCGAGACGGGCGACATCTCGCCCGGTCGGCCTATGATGCCGCAGATGGAAGCCGAGCGCGGGGCGCCGCAGATGATTGAAGGGGTTCCGGTATGAGCAATTGCGACAAGTTTCTGGGTATGCTGTTTCTGGCCCGTGATGTGACGCACTCCGTGCATCTCAACACGCGGTCTTTTGCCAAGCATCAGGCCCTTGGCGGTTTCTACGATGAAATCATTGATCTGGCTGACAAATTTGCCGAAATGTACCAAGGCAAGTACGGCCTGATCGGTCCGATTGCGCTTATGTCGGCCAAGAAGACCAACAACGTTGTTGAGTTTTTGGAGGACCAGGCGGCCGAGATTGAACGCATTCGCTACGACGTTGTGGACCGTGAATGCACGCCGCTTCAGAACGTTATCGACGAAATCGTCGGATTGTACTATACCACGCTCTACAAGTTGAAATTCCTCGCGTAAGGACGCAGCATGGCAGTCAACCTTTCGTTTATCGGCGGCGCCGGATGGCAGTTCTTCGACGATAACGGTGATCCGCTGTCGGGCGGCAAAATTTACACTTACGCAGCAGGCACAACAACGCCTCTTGCTACGTACACGTCGCGCACGGGCGCTACGGCTAACACAAACCCCATCATTTTGGACGCCGCTGGTCGCACACCGGAACAGATTTGGTCTACGGAAGGTTCACTCTACAAATACGTCGTTAAGACGTCTGCCGACGTTACCATCCGTACATGGGACAACATCGGCGGCTCTGTCGTCGCTAGCGACTTGGCTCAAAATCTGGCCAACACAACCAATAACACGTTGGGCGACGCGCTGATCGGTTTCAAGCAGTCAAACGCCATTGGCTTTTTGACGAACGCCGTTGCTCGTACAGTCAATGCCAAACTGCAAGAAATTGTGTCCGTCAAGGATTTTGGCGCCGTTGGTGATGGCGTAACTGATGATACAACGGCTGTTCAAAACGCGCTCAACGCCAATGCTGGCGCCGTGTACTTTCCGAAGGGCACGTACCTCATCCAGCCGATTACTATTCCTGGCGGCACCTACATTAAGACAGACGGTTTCGACACAGTTATTCAGCGAAACCCGGCGTCTACCAATACGGTGCGAACCATGCGCATCATTGGTAGTAACGTAGAAATTGAGAGTTTTTCGTTTATCGGTGACATTGCAACTGGCACGTTTGAGTGGAACCATTGCCTCTCTATCTACGCAGATGCAACAACTGGCGCCATTTCAAACATCACGATCCACGACATCTATGGGCAGGACATCCGCGGCGACGTAATTGAGATAGGCGGCCTTCCGGCTTACCCACTGAAGAATGTGCGTGTTGGCCGTATTTCTGGGAACAATATTCTGCGCAGCGGTATTTCCGTTCTTGGCGGCGAGAACATTGAAATCCAAAGTGTCAACATCACAAATGCCGGATATTACGCATTCAACATTGAACCTGATCCGTACAACCAGCCAGCTACAGGCGTAAAAGTTGGGTACGTAGCGGGTAAAGCGGTCGGCGTTGTGCCTGCATCTCCTGCGGCTTTTGCTTCAGGCGTAGAGTTTGGCATACTTGATCTTGAGCCAACCATTTACGGTACAAACTCCACGCCGTCGTATGGGCCGGGCGGCGAACAGCTTACTGGTTTCATACTGCGTAACGTCAAAGACATTCGTGTCGGAAAACTGACCGCCACAAACTACAAGTCCCACGCCATCTTTGTTGTGTTCAACAGCGGCGAACTTGGCTGCCAGGATTTGCAGATTGGGCTTTTGAACGTTTCAAATTGCGGCGCTACCGAAGTTGTTTACAACGCTTACGTGTGGGGCGGCAGCGTGCTTCAGCGGCTGCGCATTGACGCTATGATTGTTGATGCTTCGGCCACGCCAACCAAGGCCATCATAAAAGAATGCGTTAACGTCATTCTGAACAATGTCTCAGCGACGCTTTCAAACGATACGTCGCTTGCCCGCGCCTGTACGCGTGTCGTGCTTGATAATGCCGTAGTCAGCGGCGGCTATGTTTTGCTGTCCATCTCTAATGGTGCCGTTCGGAACGTTTCGCTTAACGGTCAGGTTTTGGCAGCGTTCTGTTCCCCTATGACATTTGAAAATGTTGTCGCAACTGCAAGCGCATATATCTTTGACAGCGGTAACGACAATCATCACGTAATCAACAGTACCTTTAACTCCAGCTATTTTGCGGCTGGTTTTTACAAGCAGGCGCACACCACTGCTCTCAGGTTTGGAAATAACTGGCTATGGGTGGACGCAACTGGCGATCTTCGCATTAGAGCCGGCACCGCGCCGACAAGCGACACAGATGGCACCGTTGTCGGAACCCAAACGTAGGAACCTTATGACCGCCATTCTATCTGACAACGGCATGAAAGAACAAACCATATGGCGCTTCAGTATTCAGTAACTGTCCGAAACGCACAGTTAGATGCGTTTGAAACGGCAATCGGAGCGTCAGCGGTACTTAAAATTCGCACTGGGTCTCCCCCAGCCAACTGCGCTACCGCAGACAGCGGAACGGTACTTGCAACCCTGAATTTGCCATCTGATTGGATGGCCGCGGCTTCGTCTGGCAGTAAGGCCAAGTCTGGGACATGGGAAGAACTATCCGCTGACGCAACGGGCACAGCCGGCCATTGGCGCCTGTACGCCAGCGACGGCACGACCTGTCATGCACAGGGCACTTGCACCGCTACGGGCGGCGGCGGTGACATGACCCTCGACAATACGTCGATCAATTCTGGTCAGACAGTGACTGTGACGGGTTTCACAATTACCGCAGGGAACGCATAGCATGGCCTGGACCGCAACCATCACCGCTGTACTTGAAAACCCCGTGCCGAATGATACGCGCAATGTTATCGTGCGCTATTCAGACGGCACGAGGGTGATCAATCGCACCTACAACATCCACGCAAATTCTTTCCCCACCGTGGACACAACGGTATCGTTCATCAAGGATCAGGTGGACAAGCTGAACGCCTTTGATCAGGCCGTTGTGAACCTTGAGGAACTTGTGGGTACGGAGATCGTCTAATGGCAATGCTGATCAGCCGCGCGACCGGCAATTTTACCGCCGCAGCGACGTGGGGCGTGGCTGATAGTGCGACGGGTTCTCAGCTTACGAACCCTTCCGCATCGACCAATACGACGACCAGTTACGTCTACAGCAACGCGTTCACGGGCACGAACACCCGTGTGGCTGACGGCATCGCGCTGTTCCTTAAGCGACTGAATACCACCGGTACAGTTACGGTTGCCCTGTCTGATGACAATGGCGTGACGGCTACCCGTTCTGTCACGGTCAATGCGTCTGACCTTCCTGCTGACGAAAGCTGGGTTTTCTTCAAGTTTGGAACTACGTTGACGCTTGATGGCGGCACAGACTACCGTGTTGGTGTTGTTGCTTCTGATGCAGCCAACGCCGCTGTTTATCGCGGTACTGCGTCGAATAACTGGGCGCGTATGGTGTCTACTACGCTGACAGGCGCTCCTGCTGCTAACGATACGATGCTGATTGTTGGTGAGTTAACAGGTGCTGGTGCAAGTTCTTCGTACACTGTCACTATGGATAATACAAATAGCGCAACTGATTTTGGTACTAATTCATCCAGCGGTTTTCCAACCCAAACAAATCCTCAAACATTCAACGGTGTTCAAATTGGGCAAAACGGTACTCTGGCATGGGGTACGTCTGCCGCAACCAACTACTACCTCAGACTTTCTGGTCATGTCGTAGTCTGGTCTGGTGGCACTTATAACATGGGTACCTCTGGCACGCCATGCCCTCGCGACAGTACAATGACGCTTCAACTTGATAGCACAGGGGACAGCAGTTCTTCTACATACGCACTGTTTGCTGCTGCTGGATCAACGACAAACGTATATGGTCAATCAAGAACGTCTGGTAAGAATATTGTTCAATGCAAATTGTCTGCCGATGCGGCAGTAAATGCAACATCGCTGACTATTGATACAGATACAGGCTGGCTTGATAACGATGAAATTGTAATTGCTGCGACAACCAGCGACAGAACTCAATGTGAACTTGGCGCATTGAATGGCGCTGCTGGCGCATCTACGCTTACCGTTGATGGCTTTGCTGGCGTTGCGGGTGGTCTTGCATTTGCTCACAGTGGTACTACACCTACGCAAGCTGAAATTATTAATCTGTCACGAAACGTTGTTATTCGTGGCAATTCAACTAGCCAGCCAACAGCAGTTCGCTCGTTTGTAAATGCAACAGCATTTAACATTTATTGGTGTAGATTTTCTTGGGTGGGTTCTTCTGCCGGATTAAATCTGTCTGCTGCTGTTGTATCCGATATTCAATACTGTGCGTTTTTTGAATATGGTGGGACAGGGAACACTTTCAGAGGCGCAACATTTAGCAATAACGTGTCGTATGCTCCAACTGCGTCGGTCACAGTATTAACTCTTGATGGCACCGTAGCCCCTACAATAACCAACAACACAATTATCAGATCAGGCAATGCTGGTATGACTTTATCCGGTGCAGGAACAGTCCCCGGTGGAACTTTTGCTAATAATACAATTGTCGGTACGGCTAGTACCCCTTTTAACTTTAATATAACATCTCAAGCGCAAAACATAACGTTTTCTAATTTAACTGTACACTCTTGCGCTAATTCCGTTCAAGTTAACCCAACCTCAACAACGGGCAAAACGGTAACATTTTCTGGTTTAAAAATATGGCGCAATACAAATATTGCTATGTTTAGTAATGTTACGCCAGTTATCATCGATAACGCAGATATATTTGCAAATTCAGTAGGTGGTATAACACCCCAAAACGGTGCAAATTTAACACTACTTAACAGTAGAATAAGCAGTGATTCCACTGCAACAATGCCGTATGGTCTCCAAATTAATGGTGTTAATTCTATTGTTAAAATTGAAAATACAAAGTTTTCAGAAGTAACTGGTATCTACACAGCTAATACTGTAGACATTAATGCGGGGCCTAATTCAACAACTTTTACAAGACCTATGATTACCTTGAGTAATGTGCTACTTGGTGCCGCTACAGAAGTAGCGTTTGCTCCTAACCTTGATTCTACTGGCTTTATCAAATCATCCAAACACGATCAGACAGAAGGTGCATTCAAGTCGTGGTTTCAAGGCGGCGTAATCGAACGCGACACTACGATCTTTAACACCGCCGCGCCGTCTGAGCGTCTGACGCCTAGTAGCGCCACGATCAAGTTGGCATCAGGCCCGCGTCTTGTTGCGGTGGACGATGGCAACACCATCACGATCAATGCCTACGTTCGCAAGTCTGCGACAGGTGACGGCGCTGAATACAACGGCAACCAGCCGCGTCTGATCGTCAAAGCCAACCCCGCCGCAGGTATCACTACCGATACTGTGCTTGATACAATGACTGTCGGCACCGGAACGTGGGAACAGCTTACCGGCACGACTGCCGCAGTCGATGCAGATGGTGCATTGGAGTTCTATGTGGACTGCGACGGCACCGCCGGCTGGATCAATGTCGATGACTGGACGGTAACTTAATGGCTGTTGGGGCCGTCAAATATTGGTTTAACGGCCTGCCTCTCGACGGGTTAAGCACAACCGCCGGAACCGTAAAATATTGGTTTAATGGCCTGCCTTACGACACGCTGGCGCCCAGCGCGGCGCCTAGCGGTGTTACCGCTGTCGTCAATGTTATCCAAGCAGATAACACAATCTCTGCGTTTGCAACTGTATTGGTTACGGCTGTCGCAAACCTGAACCAGGCCGACAACACGATTGTAGCGACTGCGACCGTAACTACGCCCCCAACGCCGACAACGCCAACACAAGTCTTTATTGACATCCAGACGGCCGCTCGTTCGTTTACGACGCGTAAACGCATGTTTTGACAAGTCGTCAAAGAGATGTTACAGACACAACAATGTAGGAGAACGTTCTAAATGGCTATCAACCTTAAAGCGATTACGGTTTGCTTGGGGTACCAGCAGATCACCAACCTGACATCTGCTGTTAGCTTGACTGTTCCGACTGTAGACCCCGTATCGGGGCTGAATACCAAACCTGTCATTGCCCTCATCACGCCTGAAACGCAGGGCGTTCGCTGGCGCGACGACGGAACGGACCCGACTGGGTCTGTCGGTATGCCTCTTTCGGCCGGCGTTACGCTTCAGTACGATGGCGATTTGAAGCGTATCCGGTTCATTGAAGATGCTTCTGGCGCCATTCTGAACGTCAGCTATTACGCATAAGAGGCGACTATGGACATCTCGAACGAAAAGAAACCCGTCGATTACCTCGCCTACTTTACGAAGCAGTTGCCGAAAGACTTGGCCGCTATGGCCACGCTTCGTGATGAACTGGAGAAGCGGCAGGGCGCCCTGACGGCTGTCGAAGATACGCTTCGCATCAAGAATGAAGCCGTCGCCCTGCGTCAGAAGGCCAAGGAAGAACTGGACGCCGCCAAGGCTGAAGCCAAGGCTGTCGCAGACGAAGCCAAAATTCGGTCTGATCTGACGCTTGCCCGTGAAAAGGCAATGGATCAGCGCGAAAAGGATTTTGAAGCCCGCAACCGCGAAATTAATGCGTCTCTGGTCGCCCGCGAAAAGCAGGTTAGCGACAAAGAGGCCACCATCGCCGCTGCGGAACGTGACCTTTCTGCCCGCGAAGCCAAGCTGGCAAACGCCGAGGCAAAACTGAACGCAGACGCTAAGGCGCTGGACGACCGCATCAAGGCGTTCCAGGCGAAGGTGGCTGCGCTTAACGTTTAAGAAGACCCTACTGGCAGGGCACGCCAGGAACCGAAAGGTACGTGAATGATTGAGAACGAACTAGCGGGTGCGCCCGCGCCGGAACAGGCTCCCACGGCTGAACCTGTTGCCGCACCAGATACACCGCCGGAACCGACGCCTACGGAAGCGCCCAAGACCTTCACTCAGGAAGAACTGGACGCCATCGTTGGCAAACGTCTCGCAAGAGAGCAACGGAAATGGGAGCGAGAGCAAGCGCAGAAGTTGAAAGCCCAGCCGCCCCCGGCGCCGCCGCCGGAACCGCTGAAGCCCGATAACTTTGCTGATGCGCAAGCCTACGCTGACGCCCTTGCCGAACGCAAAGCGCAGGAACTTCTTGCGCAGCGGGAAGCAGAGGCCGAACGTCAGGCAACGCTTGAAGCTTATCACGACCGTGAAGAGGAAGCCCGCGGCAAGTATGACGACTTTGAACAGGTCGCCTACAACCCTAAGCTCCCTGTCACGGAAACGATGGCGCAAACCATTCAGGCATCCGAGATCGGTCCCGATGTAATCTATTATCTCGGGTCAAATCCCAAGGAAGCCGAACGGATCGCGCGTCTCAACCCGCTCTTGCAGGCACGGGAAATCGGGAAGATTGAGGCCAAACTGGCTTCCAATCCACCGGCCAAGAAGACCACAACCGCCCCGGCGCCGATTGCTCCGGTGACAGCCCGTACCTCTGGTACGCCTGCTTATGACACCACCGACCCGCGGTCTGTAAAGGCCATGTCAACGTCGGAATGGATTGAAGCGGAACGGCTGCGCCAGATCAAGAAGTACGAGGCACAACGCAGACGCTAATCCATAGGGATTAAACATGGCCAACTCACTTCTTACTATTGACATGATCACCCGGAAGGCGCTCGAAATCCTCGAGAACAACCTGGTGATCACCCGCAACGTCAACCGTCAGTACGACGACAGCTTCGCTGTCGAAGGCGCCAAGATCGGTTCGACCCTCCGTATCCGTCTGCCTGACCGCGCTCTGGTCACGGACGGCGCCGCGCTTCAGGTGCAGGACGACAACGAGCAGTTTACGACCCTCACGGTGGCTTCGCAGAAGCACATCGGCGTGAACTTCACGTCTGCCGAACTCACCATGCAGCTTGATGACTTTGCCGACCGTGTTCTCAAGCCGCGTATCTCGCAGCTTGCGTCCTCCATCGACGCGGACGTCGCCAACGCTTACAAGTCCATCTACTCGTCTGTCGGCACCCCCGGCACGACCCCGTCTACTTCTCTTGTCCTTCTTCAGGGCCAGCAGAAGCTGAACGAGTTCGCTGCCATGATGCCGAACCGCTATGCGACCGTGAACCCGGCCGCCAATGCGGGTCTGGTCGAAGGCATGAAGGGCCTCTTCAACCCGGTCGATACCGTCTCCCGTCAGTTCAAGAACGGCATGATGGGCGAAGGCGTGCTGGGCTACGAAGAGATCAACATGTCTCAGTCGATCCAGCAGCACACGACGGGCACTCGCACCGCCACTGGCGCTACGGTGAACGGCGATGCGTCTGAAGGTGCCAGCACCATCACGCTGGCTTCCGCTGGCAACGCCAAGACCTACGTTGTGGGCGACGTGTTCACGGTTGCTGATTGCTATGCGGTAAACCCGCAGACCCGTCAGTCCACGGGCGCGCTCCAGCAGTTCGTCGTCACCGAGACCAACACTTCGTCCGCGGGCGGCGCTATCACGTTGAAGGTTTCGCCGTCGCTGTATTCGTCGTCCAACGCTCTGGCGACGGTCAACACCCTGTCGATCAACGGCAAGTCTGTGACCTTCCTCGGCGCGCCCTCGACGCAGTATCCGCAGAACCTGATCTACCATAAGGACGCCATCTCGTTCGCCACAGCTGACCTGCTGCTGCCGAACGGTGTGGACATGGCTTCTCGCCAGGTTCACAACGGTATCTCCATGCGCGTTGTCCGTCAGTACGACATCAACAACGACCGTATGCCGTGCCGTATCGACGTTCTCTATGGCTACTCCGTGATCCGCGCGCCCATGGCCGTGCGTCTCTGGGGTTAACAGGTTAGAAAGAAAGGATAAATCACATGGCACTTCCTTCTGTTGGTGGTGGCTATCAGTTTAATGATGGCAACCTGAACGAGGTCAAGATTTCGGTTGCCGCGGCTCCTGCTACGGCGACTGACAGCGCGACCCTGACCGTGGCCCAGTTGACCAACGGCATCATCATCGGCACTCCGACGACGACGGCAGCCTACACGCTGCCGCTGGCCGCCGACGTCGATGCGGCGCTTGGCAACGCCAAGGTCGGTTCGACCTTCGACTTCCGCGTCATCAACACGACCACGGCTGGCGTCATCACCATGACGACCAACACGGGTTGGTCGATTGGCTCGGGCGGTTCGCAGGGTCTGATGACCATCGCGGCCACGGCCGGTACCGTGCGCTCTTTCCGCGCCCGCAAGACGGGCGACGGAACTTGGGCGCTCTACGCCATCTCGTAAGCAACAAGGCCTCCGCTTCGGCGGGGGCTTAACCCTTCAAGGAGATCAACATGCCGAATACCAAGCCTGTTGGTGTCGCCTACGAGGACCAGTACCTTAACGGCGCTACCATCGAAAATCCGGTCTATACGGCAAAGGGCGCGGCGCTGACGGCCCAGCTTACGACGATTACGTCCACGGCTCCCGGCACGCCCGACTATGCCATTCAGGATTTGGTGAACACCAGCGCCTTTGGTTTTGTGACCAAGGACGAAGGTAACTCGGTGCTGGCGGTTATCGCTAACCTTCAGACCCGCGTGTCTGAACTGGAAGCCCGCCTTCAGGCGCTAAATCTGATTGCTTAACCAAACAGGCGGTCTTCGGACCGCCTGCCCTTCACAAAGGAAACACATGGCTGAAATCTATCTGATGCACCCCAGACATGGCGTCAAAATCGCCTCGCTGGAGATGGAAGCGCAGCACGATGAAATGCACGGTTGGGTTCGATTTGATCCGGCGGACTTGGAAGAAGAGTTGTCTGAACCGCCGGTTGAGGATAATGTGATGGCCGAACCTCGCCGCCGCGGGCGTCCGAGGCAGATGCAGGACGGTTGACATGGCGACGGCTGGCGACATTATTAACGGCTCTCTTCGTCTGATTGGGCAGTTGGCAGAAGGCGAAACGCCGTCCTCTGAGACGGCGCAGGACGCGTTGCTAGCCCTGAACCAGATGATTGATAGCTGGAATACAGAGCGCCTTGCCGTCTTCTCTACGGTTGATCAGGTTGTGACTTGGCCGCCCAGTACCCGGTCGCGCACGTTTGGTCCGACCGGCGACATTGTGGCCAGCCGCCCCGTTACGATTGATGATAGCACGTATTTCCGCGATCCGGCGTCGGGCATTTCTTACGGCTTAAAGCTGATCAACCAGCAGCAGTACAACGGTATCGCGGTCAAGACCGTCACCAGTACCTACCCGCAAGTCATGTGGGTCAACATGACCTACCCTAACATTGAGATGTACGTGTACCCGGTACCCACCAAGGTGCTGGAGTTCCACATTGTCTCGGTGCAGGAACTGACGCAGCCGGCTAATCTGGCGACCGATTTGGCGTTTCCGCCAGGTTATTTGCGCTGCTTCCGCTACAATCTGGCCTGCGAACTGGCGCCCGAATTTGGCGTTGAACCGTCGCGGCAGGTGCAACGCATCGCCATGACGTCCAAGCGCAACTTGAAGCGTATCAACAACCCGGATGACATCATGGCGCTGCCCTACAGCATCGTCGGAACGCGTCAGCGGTTCAACATCTTTGCCGGAAACTACTGAGGTTCCTTATGACCACTGTTGCCATCTCCCAGCTTCCCGCCGCTTCTTCTGCCGTAGGTACGGATGAAATCCCTATTGTGCAGGGCGGCATCACCAAGAAACTCACTAATACGCTGTTGTTCACCAATGCGACGATGGTCACGCCCAATATCGGCGCGCCGTCCGCAGGGACGCTGACCAACTGCACGGGTCTTCCGATTGTAGCGGGCACCACCGGAACGCTCACTGTGGCCCGCGGGGGCACGGGAGCAACGGCAGCAACCGGGACGGGCGACGTTGTTTTGGCTACTAGCCCAACGCTTGTCACGCCGAATATCGGCGTTGCTACCGCAACGTCTGTCAACAAGGTTACGATTACGGCCCCGGCTTCCAGCGCCACGCTTACGATTGCCAACGGCAAAACGCTGACTGCCAACCATTCGCTGACGCTGGCTGGCACCGACAGCACGGTTATGACGTTTCCGTCTACCAGCGCAACGATTGCGCGCACTGACGCGGCGCAGACGTTTACCGGAAACCAGACGATCAACGGCGCGGTCATTGGCAACGTGCAGGCTTTGTCGGGCGCGGGCGCGGTTGATGTAACCAGTTTTGCCACAGCATTTACCTCGACGGCGACGGGCAACGCGCTGACATTGGCCAACGGAACGGTCGGGCAGGTTAAAACGATTGCGTATGTTGCCGAAACGGCAGGCGCAGATACGGGTATTCTTACACCTACAACGCGTGTCGGCTACAGCACGATTACCTTTACCAACGTTGGTGATAGCGTCACCCTACAGTACTTTACGCAAGGTTGGGCGGTTATCGGCGTCCGCGGCGCTACGGTGGCCTAAACGATGCAAACGCCTATCCTCGGATCGGCTTACACGGCCCGCAGCGTAAACGCTGCGGACAACCGTATGGTGAATTTGTTTCCTGAAGTGGTCCCGGAAGGCGGTAAGCAACCGGCTTTTCTTCAGCGCGTGCCGGGGTTGACGCTCCGCGCGGCGGTCGGTTCTGGGCCAATACGCGGAATGTGGGAGCACGGCAACTACCTGTATGTTGTGTCTGGAAATACGTTCTATCAGGTAAACAGCAGTTTTGTTGCGACGGCCAAAGGCACTGTTTCAGGGTCTAATCTTGTTACCATGGCCGACAACGGTACGCAGATATTTATTGCTGCTGATCCAGACGGGTACATCTACAACACCAGCACAGGCGCGTTTGGTCAAATTACAGACCCGGATTTTCCTGGTGCGTCTGTTGTCGACTATCTGGATGGCTATTTCGTTTTCATTGAACCTTCTAGCCAGCGCATCTGGGTGACGGCATTGCTGGACGGCACCAGCATCGACCCGTTGGATTTTGCCAGCGCCGAAGGCGACCCGGACAACATCACCAGCATGATCGTGGATCACCGCGAGGTTTGGGTATTCGGCAACAACTCGACTGAGGTCTGGTACAACGCGGGCCTGACCGACTTTCCGCTGGTCCGTATTCAGGGCGCCTATAACGAACTGGGCTGCGCGGCACGCTACAGCGTCGCCAAGATGAACAACCAGATTTACTGGCTGGGCAAGGATTTCCGCGGTCAAGGCATCGTCTACGTGGCCAACGGCTACCAAGGCCAGCGCATCTCCACGCATTCCGTTGAGTGGCAAATTCAACAATACGGCACCATGTCGGATGCCATTGGGTACACGTATCAGCAGGACGGGCACTCGTTCTACGTGCTTGTGTTCCCGTCTGCCGGAAAAACATGGGTTTATGACGCTTCGACGGGCGCATGGCATGAGCGCGCCGGCTGGAACGACAACTGGACGCGGTACCGGGGGCAGGCGCAAGTCTTTTTCAACACCGAAAACCTGTTAGGTGACTACGCAAACGGCAACATTTAC